TTCCGGCACCCGGAAGTGGAAGTGGACGGGAGCGCGTTGGCAGGTCATGCCCGTCACCATCCCGGCCTCTCGCCTCTCTGGCGAGGGGGCGGAGATGGGCGACATCCTCGTCTTCGACGGCGAGGCATGGTCCCCCGTCCCCCTCACCGAGGGCGGTTCCACCATCGCCCGCGCCGCTTGGGCAGAACCCTACCACTACTACGGCACCGCCCCCACCGGCACCGCCGAATCCTCCGCCGGCTGGACGATCACCCGCATCACCACCGATGCCGATGGGTCGGTCACGGCCACCCAATCCGCCACCGGCGCGTGGAGTAATCGCGCCTCACTTTCCTACAGCTAAAACCTCAAACCCACCAACACCATGAACGCTACCAACCCCATTGAAATCAACGGAATCCAATACCCAAAACTCTCGCTCAATTTGGCCATATCGGGCCGGTATCTGGGTGATGGTTCTTCAGACGCCAATGTCGCCATGCGTCTCGTTCCGACCCGAATCGAAAACGGCGAGGTCATCGCCGCAGACGAAGCCGCCATCGGCATTGCGCTCGGATCACTGGCAGGCAGCGACGAAGCCACAACGCAAGCCGTCGGCGCGATCCAAGCCGCCCTCCAAGCCTACATCTCAGCGAAAGGACTTTAATTATGGCCACCTACTACGCCCGCAAAACGGGAAACATCAACGCCGCCGATGTGTGGGCAACCACGCCAAGCGGAACAACCGCCGCCGTCACATTCGCTTCCGGCGATGTGCTCATGGCAAATTCCTTCACAATTACCATCAATGTGTCCGTCGATCTTGGCGGAACTGGTCAGATTCGCAACGATGCAACTGGCGGAGCAACAGCGGGCGGGTCATTTACAATGAGCGATGGAGTCACTTTAACAGCAAATGTTTATGGAGGAACCGCAAGCGTAGCCACATTGACAGCAAACCCAACGGCATCCCAATTTATCGTCGGAAATCTATATGGTGGCGCGGGCGGATCTGCATCCGCACATGCAATAACTAACACACTAAATACTGGCACATTGACAATAACTGGAAACCTAATTGGAGGAGCTGGATTATCAGCAGGCACTTGTGCGTTAAATATGTCATCCGCGAATGTTGTTGTTAGCGGAAATGTCACAGGCGCGGCTAACACTTCATTTGGCGTGGGTGAGGGAATACGAATGACTGGAGCAGGTAGCTGCACCATTACCGGCAATGTGACCGGTGGAGCGCATTCCACAAACTATGGCGTTCGAGTAACGGGCGCTGGAAACATCACGGTTGTCGGCCAAGCCATAGGTGGCGTTGCGGCCCCTGCCATCAACAACGAATCGACGGGTCAAGTCACCGTGACCCGCGCAGTTGGCAATGGTTTTGGAGGAGGCTCTGTTGGGTTGTCCGCAGCGGTCGGCGTCAGCAATGTGGTGAGTCAATCGTCGATCACAATCGTGGAGCAAATCGAATTTGGAACCCTTGGCCAAAGCCCAGTCAATGGACGCATCCGGTTGAAAAAAGCCAATACCAATGTAGCCGTGTTCAATTTCTGCGACACCGCAGGAGCAAAGACTCTCATCGACGCAACGCAAAACGCAGCGATGCCAGCCGCCACCGATGTGCGCAGCGGCGTGAGCTACGCGAGCGGGGCGCTAACAGGCACATGCGCAGTCCCAGCCGCAGGGTCAGTGGCGCTGGGAGTCCCTGTTGACAACACAACAGGCACGGCAGTGCTAACCCCAGCCGCCGTCTGGAGCCACGCCACCCGCACCATCACCGGCGGGCTTGTCGATACCGCAACAACATTGACCAATGCGCCAACGGTTCCGACGACAAGCCAGATCGCCTCACAGGTGAGAACCGAGCTATCGAGCGAACTCGCCAAAGTCGCGGCCCTCAACACGACTCGACTCGGCCAAGTCACGACTACGGAAATCCTCGGGAATCTTCTCAGTCAAGCGAACTCCTAATGAATAGCGACCAACTCAAATCCGCAGCCACCGGCCTCATCGGCAGCGCCACCTCCATCGGCGCGGCGATTTATTCCATGCTTCCGCATCTGGAAGCGTGGATGCGTTTCGCCTCCGTAACGGTCGGGTTCGCCGTTGGCCTCATCACCCTCGTCAAAATCCTCCGCGATCTGAATAAGTAAAATGCCGAAGTTCGATTTCTATCCATCGTTCAACGCCGGTGAAGTCTCGCCCTTCATCGACGCCCGGACGAGTCTGGAGAAATACCGCAGCGCCTGCCGCACTTTAGAGAACTTCCAAATCCTGCCCTACGGCGGCGTCATCCGCCGCCCGGGGACGCAATTCCTCGGAGCCACCAAATCGGCCACCAGCCAGACCCGCTTGATCGGGTTCAACTTCTCGACCACGACCCGGTTCCTCATCGAAATGGGCGTGGGCTACCTTCGATTTTGGAACCCCGCCACGGGAGCCTTGCAGACCAACACCTCGGGCGGGACTTTGGAAATCTCGCACCCGTATGTGGGAGCCGACCTGCGCGAAATTCAATATGTCCAGATCAACGACATCATGTATTTCGCCCACGCGAACTACCCCCCCTACAAACTCTCGCGCCTCGCAGATAACAACTGGACATTCGCGGAGGTCGTTTGGGACTTCCCGCCACAACTGCAACGGAACAGCACCGACACCACGATTTCTTCCAGCAGCAATCAAGGCACCGTGACGCTCACCGCAAGCGATCCAATTTTCAAATCCGGCCATGTCAACACCCGTTGGGACTTGAAATGGAAACGACTCACTGCGTTTACAGAATACACAATCAACGCCGTTGGCGTGAGCAAGTCCCTCGATACCATTGGAGCGTGGGATTTCAGCACCAGCGGTATCTGGGCCGCTACCCTCCGCCTCATGCGGATACCTAACGAAGTCTGGAAAAAAGGGCCGATCAAAAAAAGTTTCACCCGGTCTGGAACGACCGCCACGATTTCACATACCGACCACGGCTACCAAACAGGCGACTTCGTTCACATCGTCAGCGGATCGCCTTTGGCTACGACCATTCCGTATTCGATCACGGTCACAAACGACAACGCTTACACAATTTCGGTGGAAAATTCCGGCGGCACTTCTGGCACCGCCGAAATTGAAAACCTTTCCCAAATGGAGGTCGTCCGTGAATACGATGTCGACGCCGACAAAAACATTCTTGCCAGCGGAAATGAGGCCGACCGATGCGGACTAAAGATTTGGATTAGCGCCCACACCAACCCAATTGCCAATGGGCAAGAAGTCAAATTCACCCTACTCCCGTCCACCAGTGGACTGAAATCGTCAGACACTTACACGGTAAAAGCTGTAAGCGGCAACACATTCCAAATCCAAAATTTGAACAACACCGTAGTTTCCGTCGCAAACAACGGAATTTACGCGGGGGAGACAGCAGTCATTATTCAATCGGGGGTCGTGAGCGTTTCCTTGCTGATTTTGAGTTCTTTAAGTGACGGGACTTTTACCTACACTCTGGACACAAAAGCCCGCGCCTTTCTTTCCAACTCAAATTATTCGACCGGCGGAATCGTTAAAATCAACTCGGTAGCAACAAACGGACTAACCGCATCAGCAACCGTGGTGGAATGGCTTGGGGCAGATTCGCTCGGCAATAAAAAAACAACCCTTTGGACCGAACCCGGCTTTTCTGGACAAACCGGCTACCCGCGCTCGGTCGCCATGCATGAGCAACGCTTGTGCTATGGCGGCACATCTTCCCAGCCAAATACGATTTGGTGCAGCGCCATCGACGATTTTGAGAATTTCCAGACCGGCGCAACTGCCGCTGATGCGGTCCAGTTCACCCTCGCCGCCTCCGAAGGCAACCGCATCAATTGGATGTATAGCCAATCCCAACTACTAATCGGCACATCCGGCGACGAGTGGACGATTGGCAGCGCCGACTCCTCACAGGCGCTCTCTGCCACCAATGTGCAGGCCAGCCGCCAATCGAGCTACGGGTCCAAATACATGCGGGCCGCGCTCGTCAACGATGTCCTTCTCTTCGTCCAGCGCAACGGACGCAAAGTGCGCGAACTCGTCTACGAACTCAACAAGGACGGTTGGGTCGCGCCGGATTTGACCTTGCTGGCCGAACACATCACCAATGGCGAGATCGTGGAGGTCGCCTACCAGCAACAACCCGATGCAGTTCTCTGGTGTGTTCGTGGAGACGGCACCCTCATCGCCATGACCTACGAGCGCGACCAGAAGGTCGTGGGATGGCACCGGCACACGCTCGGCGATGCCGATGTCGAGTCGGTCGCCACCATTTACGGGAACGGCACCGAGGATGAAGTCTGGATGGTCGTCAAGCGATATGTCGGCATCGTCGCCGGTCAAAAAGTCCAGTTCACGAATCTCCCTGCCGGATCGAACATTTCAGCCACGGAAACCTATGTTGTCCTTTCCAACCCCAGCGGGAACAAATTCACCATCGGTAGCTTGATCGGCGAGTCGCTATCCATCGCGAATTCCTCGATCACCGCAAATACCACGCAAGTCGTCGTGGTGAATGGCAGTTGCTCCGCGCCAATCTCCAATTTGAGCAACGGCGTTTTCTCTTACATCGGGGGTGCGTCTGCGACGCTTCGCACCGTGGAACGATTCCCGTTGCTCTGGCGCAAGCACATAGATGACCAGACCGCCAAGGACTACCGCTACCTCGATGGGCATTTTAATTTTCCGTCTGGAGCATTAACACCCTTGACTGGTCCGTTTGAACCGGGTGATCCAACATCGGCGCGAACCGTTTCTGTCCCTGCACATTTTAATGGAAAAACGGTTACTATTGTTCAAGGCACATCAGTAACAACGCAATTGGTTACAACATTTCTTGGCGATACCTCAATTACACTTTACTCGACCGCCGCTGGATATGTCGGCCTGCCCTACACCTCCACGCTACGCCCGATGAAGCTCGACGCCGATTTCGAGGACGGCACCGCGCAGTCGCGCAAGAAGCGCATTCATCAAGTCGTCGTCCGCACACTCAAAAGCCGGGGG